GCTCTTGATGCACTTTGTGGGCATGGTGTTTCGCGTCGTGGGCGGCGGGAGTGCGGCAGAGCTTGCCGGGTTTCAAGCCGAGTTGATCGTGCTCAATGAATCGGACAAGGTGAAGCACACGACGGACGGCGAGGCAAATACGCAAGACCTCGCTATTGCCCGCTCGAAACAGTTTCGATTCACGCGGAAGATCGTGGAGAACTCAACGCCTACGACTGAATGGGCGCGGACGTGGACGAGGTTTAAAGCAGGCTCACAGACGCACGTCTATCTTCCCTGCCCACACTGCAAAGCCATGCAGCGGCTCACGTTCTTCAGCGAGGAAAAGGAAGTTCCCTTCGGCGCCGATGGCAAGCCGCTGGCGGAAGGTGAAAAGCATGTGGAAAAGACCGGGCGCTTCAAATTTGAGTCGTGTAAAACACCGGGCGGCAGCTATGACCTCGAAGCCGTGGAGCGCGGGACGGTTTATGAATGCGGCTCCTGCCTTGCCGAGATCGAGCAGAGTCACCAATCGTGGATGCTTCGCCGTTACGAGCTGCGCAGCCACAACCCAAAAGCGGCCGTAGATCACGCCAGCTTCCATGTGTGGGCGGCTCTCTCTCCGTTTGAAGGCTGGGGCATCATCGCGAAGGAGTTTCTCCTGGCTCGTGGGAACGTGAGCAGGATGCACAACTTTTACAACTCCACGCTGGGCTTGCCGTTCATTCGCAAGGCCACGGATGTGAAGCAAACCGATCTTGATTCAGCGATTGCCCGCTCGCCTGAATACTTGCTCAAGGAAATCCCGCGCAAGCCGGAGATTCTGACCATGTGCGTTGACGTTCAAGGCGCGTGCTTTTGGTGGAGCATTCGAGCCTGGGGGCTGGCCTTTGATCAGCCAGAGTGCCCTGTGTGGTCTTCCCTTGTGGACTACGGCAGCGCCGTCTCGTGGGATCAGATCGAAGAACTGGCAGGCATCAAACCAGACAGCCACGGTGAGCAGAACGGCTACTTTTTCGCGGGTGAAAAATACAGCGTCTATGCTGGCCTCATTGACTCCGGCTTTGAATCTCAGATCAACAAAAAGGTCTATGAGTTCACGCGGAAGAATGCCGATGTCTTCAGCCCGTCGAAAGGTGGCGGATGGGCTCAACTTCGCGGAAATGATGTCCGAATGTCGCCCGTGGATGATGATCAGCAAGATCTCGTCTGGTATTACGACGAAGGCGCGAAACAGCAGTTTTATTATGGCTGCATCAAAGAGCATAAAACGCTCTGGTGGCTACCTCGTAACGTCGGCAACGATTACCGGGATCAGATGTGCAATGAGCACACGGAAGAAAAGATGATGCCCGACGGCACGACGAAACTTGTCTGGGTTTGCACTGGCGACAACCATCTGGCAGATACGGAAAAAATGCACCAAGTCATGAGCGGGATCATCGAAACGAAATTCTTGGAGACGATTCGCGAGGAGTGGCTTTCAAGGAATGCGCCAGCCGTTGAAGAGTGAGTTATTCACAATTCGCTAAGATGCTTTTGAATCTCAGCAATCACAGATTCGATTGGTGTCGCCGTCGTGTAATAAACCAGCGGCAAATCATAGGCTTTATATTTGCGATTCTGGCGGGTTTTCTTTCCGCGTCTGAACGCATCTGCCGCGCCGTTTTTTACTTCGATGATAACTGCACCGTGATGGCCTCGAAAAACAACGAGGTCGAAAAAACTTCTCTCACCTTCAAAAAAGGCGGGAACTTCGCCGCGAACATCAAGACCCAGTTTTTTCAGGCGAAAGTATAATTCTGCCTGCATTTCAAACTCAGACTTCTTGATTGGTTGATTTATAAGAGCGTTCACTTCGGGTAATGGTGAGATTCAGCAACGGCACAGATTTCCCCTTTAGAGGAATCCATGCCGTAAAGTTTTCTTCGGTATAAAGGAGCCGATTCGAGCTTTAGACACCCCTTGCGGGACCGCCACTGCTACGGGCCTTCCACGGCATAGAGCAGGGTTTTATCGGTAGTATCGCTATTTGCTTTCGCCTGAATTGCAGTCCGGCGAATCCGTTAGCTTTAACTGGCATCGCCTTATCTCACCTTCTCAGGGGCGACTTGGGGCGCTAGATAGCCAAAACGCAAAAGGCCGACTTGTGCAAGAAGTCGGCCTCGGCGGGTTCCCCCGGTGGGACGGATCACTCCTTGCACGAGAGAACCTATTTGTGTCTGCCCGATTCTCCATAATCTGCCCGCCAAGTCAAATGAATTTCTCAAACATCATTTTGCAGCGAGATTAGTTATTGACAACGCCTGACAAATTAGGCTAACTGCGGGAAGCATCCAAACTCGTCTTTCAGTTAGCGGGAAAACCTAATCTCTCACATGTGAGATTTTGCAATCTTTGACAGGTTCCGCCTCGTAAATGACTGCCGATGACTTTGTAAATATCCTTGTCACAGAAATGGAGGCCGATGCTTCCACGGCTCTGTGTGATAAGCTGATGAAGGACGCGAGGGCTTCTATTCTCAGTGGCAAGGGAACCATTGGACACCTCACCAGCTCGTCTCTGAACGGCAAGAGCTTCCAAAGGAACGTGCAATTTTCAGCTTTGGAGGTTATGAATTGCTGCCGCCGCGCTCTGACCATGTATGCCAGCACCGACGGCGATGATGACGGCACCGTTAGCGCAACCCGCCCTGATTTCCGAGGATTCCAGCCATGAGTGATATTACCGCAGGCATGGGCGCAGCCGCATACGACGCCACCACCGATTCGCCAACACGGCGCAGCTTCATCGCGTTTCCCACGAACAGCCGCAGGGAGCTAACGCCGTGGACTCGGCGTGAAGTGATCAAAAAGCACCGCGCACTCGAAGCTAACTGCGCATTCTTAACCCGCATCAAAAGCAAATTCGCCCGGCAGGCCATCGGCACCGGCATCCATTTTCGATTCGAGACGGAAGATCAGGCGTTTAATGACGCAGCCCGCCGCGATGTCGAAACGTGGTGGAACAACAAAGACGCCTACAGCATCGACGGCAGTGTTGACGGCTGGGAATCGAAGCGCCTCGCCGCCGAAACGATCATTTTGGACGGCGAATATAACGCCGTGATGGTCAAAGGAGAGTCGGGATGGCCGATGATTCAGCCTCTCGACGTGTTCGAGATCGAAACGCCACCGCTTAAACAGGGCGAATCGCCCGCGATGTGGGATGATGGCGTGAAAGTGAACGAGTTCGAGCGCCCGCTGGCCTATTCTGTCCGCTCGCTGCCCAAAACGGGCAACGAAGCCTTCCGATTGATCGCGAAACAAGACGTTATCCACCTCTTCAAACGTCGCCGCGCCCGTGGCCATCGTGGGATGCCTTGGGGATACTCTGGCCTCAATCAAGGTATCGACGCCCTCGACCTCAACGCGCTAGTCACCGGCACCGCGAAGCTGCATTCAGCACTTGCCGTCGCCGTCAAAGGCACTGGCAAACGCGGAAAAAAGGGCGCGTTTAACAAAATCGAAACTGGCAACGCCACCGATCCAACGAATACGCAGCCGCTCGAAAAGGTGTTTGGTTCAATGGTGAACTATCTCGGCGAGCATGGAGAATTGCAGCTTTTGACGAGCAATCATCCCGGCCAAAACGTGCTGGAGTTTATTAAGCTCCTTTTCCAGCAAATGTGCCTTGGCTACGACCTGCCTTTTTCCGTGATGTGGTCAATGACTGAAGGCGGAGGAACTTCCGTTCGTTACGACGCCGAAGATGCGCAGTCGGCATTTGATCAGCTTGGCGACCTCGTGACGTGGCAATTTGTCCGCCGTGAGATCATCTGGAAGGTGGCGACATCCATCAAATCAGGCCGAATTGCTCAACCAAAAGACCCGTTTTGGTTTGATAAAATCCTTTTCCGTGGTCCTCGCAAGATTACCGTGGACGTGGGGCGCATGGCAAACGCATTCAAGACGCTCACGCGCAACTGCGGCATGTCCATTCCTCGCTTTCTCGAAGAGCAGGGCCTCGACGCCGATGCCGAGATGTCAGATCAAATCCGATTCCTCGCCCGCACCAAAGCCAAGTGCGAAGCCGAAGGCGTTGACTTCAATATGCTCTATGAGCCCACGCCCGGCGTGATCAATCAACTCAATATGCAGCCCCAGGAATGAAAACCTACCCTCACCTCTTCTCGAAACTCTTTTGCTCGGCGCTGATGCTCCGTCCAATTGAGCGAAACGCCTTCGAGCAGCACCTACTTCAGCACATGGGACTGACTGGCGCTCCCGGCCCGATGATTATCGGTGGTCAAGCCATCGGCCACCCTGAACCAAAGGCGATGGATGAGCGCGAGGCCACCTATCGGCGCGGGCGCGTGTTCGAGAAGTTCGGAGACGTGGCAGTGATTCACATCGACGGCGTGATTGATAAGCGCGTTTCGATGTTTGACCTCGACTGCTACGGCGGCGTTGACCTTGCCGACGTTGATGCCGCTCTTTCTCGCGTGGCAGGTGACGCCAGCATCTCCAAAGTTGTGCTCGACATCAATTCACCCGGCGGTTCTGTCGTTGGCGTTCACGAAACATTCACCCGTATCCAAGAGCTTGCCAAGACGAAGGAAGTTCACGCCTACGTCAACTGTCTGTGTTGCTCTGCGGGCTATTACATCGCCTCCGCCGCTGACGTGATCGCCGCCGCTCCATCCGCCATCGTGGGCAGCATTGGCGTTTACATCGCGATGCTGGACGCTTCCAAGTGGGCAGAGATCGAAGGACTCTCCATGCAAATGATCAAGGCTGGCAAGTGGAAGGACACAGGCTCTCCGTGGCGTCCGCTCA